TTGTTGTGGTAGTATTGTCAATAATTTGCAACTGTATTCTATTATAACCTTTAGGTTGATAGTATACGGCAAACGTCCAGGCTTGATTTAAGTTTTGGGAGGTCTTAGTTTGATTTAAAAAGTGTGCAACGTTTGAGGCACTCGGAATCACTTTATCCATTGCCAAAGTACCCTCAGGGGCATTGGCTTGATTGGCAGTTACAGCTGTAGCTGTTGCCGTCCAAGTAGTGGTGAAGTCATCAGGATTAAGCAAAACGTTTCCGGCATCTGCCGCAATTGAGAGATTAGATAAATAACTGGTTACAAGGGTATCAGCACCAACTGGTGTAAGTAATGGTGTAAAAGTTGCCGCAAACCCTAAATTTAATATATTAGAAATATAAGAAAAAGTGCTTGCAGATGATACCATAGAAGCCCATTGACTTGCAAGGGCTGACCAAGTAGACGGTAAAGATGCCCAAGTACCTGTAGAAATAGGTTCTAATTGCCCCGCATCTATTTCTGCATTAATTAAAGTTCCTGGCCAATTAGGGTTTTCAATAGTTTGAACTAAACTACCTGCCAGACGTGGATCCCCTAGAGTTGCTTCAATAAATGTGGCTGTTGTACTTTCATTACCTGAGCTATCAATTGTCTTACAGGCGAAACTATAAAAACCTGCCGCAAGTATATTTGTTTCGAAAGGTGATGTCCTTAAAATCTGGGTTGTAATAGGTGTCATTATAGACCAATCAGTTACTACACCTACGCCGTAACGAATTTCAAATCCACCACCAACACGGACGTCAGCCGGTGCATTGGATAAACCAAAGGAGAACTGGCGGGTACCGTCAGCTAGGCGTACGACTGAGAACGAATCGGGGGTAGCAGGTTTTGCAGTCTTACCAACAATTGTATAGTCATATGAATACACCCAAATTGATTTCACCGCCAGATAGTTTATAGAACGAACCCGTACATCATATACCGCACCATCTGCAACATCCCATACAAACACAGATAACTGTCCGCCACCTGAGGTAACGGGCAACCAAACGGAATCAGCTGTTAACTTGTATTGTACCTCATAGTCTTGCACAAACGCATCCTGAGCGGCGATCCAAGAAATAAGGAGGCGCGAAACTACTGTGCCATCTGCTTTAATATACAACTGATCGTCACCTGATGCAAGAGTTATCGCGCCAGGGGGTGCCGCAACTGTCGGATCAGGTAAGTTAGATTGTTGTGAAGGCAGTACTGCAATCTCCAGTGCTGTCGGATCGTAGTCATATACAGCAGGGGAAACGCCGAGTGCAACTATTTGCACGCCTAATAATGGTGCACCAGTTGGATCCTGATGTTGAACTAGTGACATGGAAGCAATTTCAAGTAATTGTTCTATCCAACCACAAGTACTGTTAGTAAATTGTATCACATCACCCGAACGACTTAGCAGTCCTGATATTTTTAAATCTATTTGTACACTTAATTGCTGTCTGTGTCGGTTTAAGTAAATTGTTGCTAATCTTTGGCAAGTACTGGCGCGAGTGGTAAAAGGAAGATCTAGGGTAGCGAATATCGTATTGCCATTATCTTCTGAAATGTATTCAGACGATTGTACTGATGGGTATGTCTGAGTTTCACTGAAGTTTAAAGGGGATACATAACTACCCTGGACGCAATTGAATCTAGAAGATCTGCTAACCTTAGTTGCTATCTGTACTGCCCCCCTAACATCATCATCATCGTAGGTAATAGTTGGCGATCTATATACCGCAGATAACATCGTCCATAAACCATTCTCTTGTTGGAGAGTACCTCCCATCGAAGTTAACATGTCAGTAACGATATCGCGCCAAGAACGAGAGATTTCTACAAAGCCATTGCAGGTGTATCTGGGTTCACCATTTTTTGTTATTGTAATAGTCCCTGATCCTACACTGGTTATGTTTATAGCTGTGCGAGACATAGCGTTGGTATAGGAGCTAGCAAGTTGTATCTTACAGGGATCTATTGGAACTGTAGTTATGGTTGTAGGTTGTAAGTGCTTAACTATGACATAATAATTAGTAGAACCACTTAATCCACCAGGTATTGATCCAGAAGAAGTTATTTGTACGCGGTCACCAGTTTGGAAAGCTACTAAAGTATCTGCAGAGGCAAAATCGTCTAAAGTAGCGTCCACAGCAGTTACGTTAAATGCTACAGGCAATGTGGTGACAAATTCATCACATATATTGCTTTCGGAAATAGTATAATCATCATTGAATCGGTTAGCCGCTGTTTGTCTGCCATAACGAAGATCCACCATATAATCGCGAATGCATAATGCAGGATTCATGCAATAACGAGTACCATTATCCCTCGGATCAAACATTAATCTACCTTTTATTTCTACCTGTATATTCGGAATTCCATTAGGAAATACACCAATACCAGCGGTAAAATTAAAATAAATATATGCCGTTCCTGATAATGTAAAGTCGTCGGTGAGGTAACTTATAGCACTAACTAGATCTGCATCTGCCGATTGATCATCAGCACCTAAATGCTTTTTTATTATAACAGCACCCTTATACTTACCAGAAGTAACGTTTCCAGAGCCGTCAATGTATTCGGGATAGATCGGTTCTGCATCCATGTATATGGTGCCCATTTCAGCCAGCTCATGGCTTGCAATAGCTATTACAACATGATCATTAGCATTATTATTCGTAGTATCCCAAAACATATATGCACCAGCAACTCTAGCTTCTCCGTAAAAGCAACGGCGGGGTACATTCGGTTGATTAACTGGGGTAGTAGGAGAGCCTACAGCAGTAAGTGGGCCGCCACTCTTGGGTACTTTAGCTTTTGGCGCCAGTAGCGATTGCGCTGCGCCAAGGACAAGAGAAACACCACCAACAATCAAAGAAGTGGTAAGAATAGATAGTCCCCATAGTCCTACAGTAAATGCAGACGTTGCAGCCGCGGCCGATGCGATAGCAGAAATAATAATAGGTATTGCAACAGGCATACTATTCTATTCTCCATGCCTTTTTAATATAACGGCGTCCAATAGAAAGTAGTCCGCGCTCGCTAACAACTAGTACGGACTTTCCTGATAAATCTATTACACCGGCAGCATATGTACCTTTGCCACCAGATATATCCACCAATACTATATCACCACGTTGGGCAAAATTTCCGGTAACAACATCAAACTTGGCAGTTTCATTTATCTTATCCAAAGCCTCCTCTAACCCAGCACCTGCAAATTCTTCTAAAGCAGCATAGGCGCCTTCTTCGGTAGTATATTTATTTCTAAAGAAGACAGCATAGTCTTCACCGGTGACGGCTAAGAAACAGTTGGCGGCAAATAGCGCGCAATCCTGTGTTCCCCATTCGAATGCATTTTTGCTAGCATCGATTATTATACTATTTAATCTGGTTTCCCACCCTACTGACCGCATATTATCCTGCCCAAATAATTTGTTTAGTTTGTAATCCAGCAACATAGTTAAACCCAGTATCACTAGGAAAATCTATTGCCTGATCTTCTGGTACCCAATAGCGGGTTATTGCTCTATCGCCGTCAATTAGTTCACTCTCTGTTGACATAGAAACCGTTACAGGGTTATTTCCATCCTGGGTTATATTATCAGATCCAGTGCTTATTGTCATAACATCCATCTGTCCTGAAAAGAATTTATAAGGTGAGGCGACTAATGTGCCATCAGCGTTGAGTACGCCTAAACTCATAGAGCAAGGCCTTTCTTGATAATTTTCATCCAGTGCTATTGCAACAATTGTTTCATCTAACCCATCTAAAGTAACCTGAAAATTGGTTGCTGTCATATCCCTAGTTTCCTGTATCTCACTTATAGATAGTATGGATCCAGCACCAATGTAATCTAGTCCGTTATAGGTAAGGGTACCTAATCCAGTCCATAAACCTAAGGCACCCGAATCAAAGTCGGCTTCAATCATTATTATGGGGTATAATACACTTGCGGTTAACTGGGTCTGGACACCGGTTGTTAGGGATCGTGCCATTATAATGCCTCCACTGCAGAAAAACTTATATCATAATATTGACTAGTATCAATAGCATAGGGCATATTATTGGTTGCTAGCCTAAATTGGCCTACAGTATTAGTTAAGGTTAGTGCATCACCTGCTGTTGGTGCTATTCTTAAATTAGGCCATAACGTTAAGGTTACGTTACCACTTGAATCGGAGTTAGCATTGAATAGGTTTTTATGTAAATGGGGATTAGTCGTGCCTAGCTGTATCCAATCACCTGCTTTCAATATATTAGTTACGTTAGGCGTCCAACCACCTGTTGGCAGTTGATTTTGTCCAGATGCTGGCGTACCCGTAACAACTGGTGTACCAGTAGCAACACCCCGTGGTGCAAGACTATTTGGATCACCTAATAAAAACGTTCCTTGCTGGCCATTCAATGCTAAGAAAAAAGCTACCCACTGTTCGGCAAAGTCTTTTCTCATTGGCGCCAACGTAACATCTGCTTTCCACATCTGTCCTGGATATACTTGAACTTGTGATTTTAGGGTATAAGGAGAATGATCTACACCAACAACGGATGTTGGCGTTATAACTATGTTATTAGGACCTCTTGTGCCGGACGGCATCGAAATGGGGTAAGATATACTCATTATGCGCTACCGCTCAAAAATTTGGGGTTACGGTTGCTTGCATTTTGTACAGCACGTAATGCACGCTTCTCTAAGCTTTGATCCAACCGTTTTATTGCTTGAATTATATTTGCTTCCACACCTGGGGATGATCCTCTGGCGTCAATTGCATAGGTAACATTATTAGTCATACCACCGCCCTTACCACCAATAGATCCTTTAACACCTAACTTACCATCAGCGCCTCTTGATAAGGGCATTACTGCTTCTGTTCCAGCTTCCCCACCTATTGCGATGCCAGAATTGGTACTAAAGGCTGTCGGTCCGTTTAACAAACCACCGGATGCTAAGAATCTTACACCACCATTGAAGGCACCACCTTTGGCAAAAAGATCACTGAAGAATCCTACTATACCGCTAGATGCCATACTAGGTCCTATACCTGATGCTGGGGAACTTCCGGCACTTCCTAATATGCTACTTAATCCTCCACCTAGCCCACCCAGATTACTTAAGGTTGGTTTGGCGTTAGCGCCAGTTAATCCAAATAAGGAATTTTCGATAGGGTTAATTATTGCCAGTTCTTGGAAGGTCTTTATAATATCACTGACGGCAGTACCCGCTGCTTGTACTAAAGCTTTAAAAGAGAACTTACCGTTTTGGACCATGGTATTGAGAGAATCGAGTACATTACCAAAGGCACTAGATAAGGTATTCTGCACTAGTTTTAAAGCCTCTGTATCCAGTTTAACCTGAATTAGGGTTTTATCATGTGCTTTCATGGCGGCGGTAAAGTCATCAAAAGTAAGACTGCCCGTACCAACGGTTTTATTTAACTGGTCAAATGTTTTTCTATAGGTATCTAATTTCTGTTGTTCATCGTCTGTAATTTTAAGTTGATTAAATGCATCGAGACCGCCACTATTAAAAGCATTTGTCTCTGCAATCCACGATTTGTATTCATCAGTCAGTTTAGCCAACTGATCAGTTTGTGTAGAGTAATTTTTTGTTATATCTTTAGTGGGTGATCTATTCTGGGTATCATTATATTTTTGGAGAGTTGCTGTAAGATTAGTCTGATCTTGACGCAACTGTTTCATGGCATTATCTAGGGCATCGAGTTGCTGTTTCTTATCAGTATATTCTTGATTAGGAATATGGAAAATTTGGTTTTCTTGACCCCCAAACATCTGAGCACCTAAACCTCTATTATCCACAGTATTTGCTGCTGGTATAGTTGCTAAGGCCGCAGATAGTACCATTGCTTGATCTGACATTAAAGCCAGTTCTGCAGTAATCTTATCTAACTCTACTTGACCCAAACCCATCATACCCTGCTTGGCACCGTTTAAATTATTTATTAAATCGGTTACTTCTTTATTTAAGTCCTGGGAAGGTTTTATGCTGGATTCTACAGCAGGTTTTAAAGCATAATAGGCCGCCGCCGCTCCACCTAGGGCGAGTACTAATTTAATAGCCACACCAGCTAGAGCTCCCATAGGATTTGCCATCATAGCAACTGTAAGTGCAGCGAATCCTTCAGTTAAGAAAGTAACCGCCGCAGAACATGCTGCTAATACTGTAGTATAACTTATCGTGGATGCCATTAATCCTACGACAGCCCCTACCACAGCTCCGACTACTTGAAATATTTTAGTCATATTTATATCAAAATAGGTAAATGCAGAAGATAAGCCATCCGTCGCGCTCTTGGCTCCTTCAGATAGTCCTAAATAGTTATCCAGATCAGCTGTTACTAAAAGCCATGCGTTATGCAATCTATTAGTAGAACTCTCAAAAGTATCTGCGAATTGTGCAGGATTAACGTGGTTAAGCTCTTCTAATTTAGCAATAAACTTAGGTAAGAAAGCATCCGAAACTACCTGGCCCGTAGTAAGCATTTTAGTAAATGCAGCATCTGTCATTCCACTCGCGGCAATTGCAGCCTCATACGCGTTAGGAAGATCCTTATCTAACTTGCGTGACAGCTCACTAGTTGTTAGGGATACCCTATCAACCATCTGTCCGAAATCATCCATGACTGCAGTTACTTTTTCAGGTGACGCGTGTAGTTGCGTTAGTATCTGGGATAGTCCTAAGAAGATATCATGGGCTTTTTGTCCTGCAAGTCCCGTATTCTCCGTAACTTGTGCAAACTTAGCATATTCAGGTACTATGGTATTTATACTTTGTCCGGACTGATTTGCAATGTTTATAGCGTCTTGAAGTGCAATATTAGCAGCAGCTTGACTTCCCGTAACCGCCGTTAATTGATCTCTATAAGCCTCAAACTGAACACCGGCACTTAATATGCTTTTTCCTAACTTATCAAATGCCATAGCTGCAATAGCTACACCTGCAACAACCGCTGCAATCTCTAATCCTGAACTATTTGCAACAGCTCCAAATGCTGCAATACGAGTGGCTACACCTCCTAATGGACCAGTTATCAGAACGGCAGCCGCACCCATATCCCGGAGTACTTGTGTAAACTTAGCTGAGTTTCCGCTTTGGGCGGCGGAATTTAGGGTTGCAAAAGCAACGCGCGATCCTGTGAGTGAGGCATTTAATCTTTCGTTTGCACGTTGAAAACCTACAGCTGAAACGTTTGCTTTGTTTAAAGCGTTGACATAATTATTGTATGCCTGAACGTTCTGCTGAATAATTTGGGCGCCGCCCTCTAAACCAGAGCGGGATACAGCAGCATTAAGAGTAACTACCTTATTTAAGGCAGAAGTCATTGCAGCTTCTTGGCGAGCCATTGCGGCAGCTACTTGATCAGAGCCGTCTGATGTTCTTTTCGCTGCCGCATCTACTTGGCTACTAAATTGTGTCAACTTCGAAATTGCACTATCTAGTGGGGTAGTATCTGCACCTAATGAAAACTGAAGATCGCCTAAATTTAGTGGCATCTACTTACCCTTCTTTTTCTTATGTTGGTTATTCATCGCCTCAAAATAGCCTAGCCAATTTTCGAGTTCCCTTAGAGGCATATCCTCTATCTCACTCAAAGTTTTACCTAGTTCGAACGCAACTGTCATGATATTCCACAACAGCGGCGTTCGTTCTATTTTTTTGCCGCCTCACTCACGTCGATACCTGTTAGCTTAGTAACGGCGGCAGTAGCAGCTTGGACATCTTGATTAAATGGAAGACCTTTCAAAGTATCAGCATCGGTATCTTCAAACACTTTATCATTAGTTCCGGGTACATAAGCATATTCAATAAGCATATTAGATAATGTAGAATTACCTCCATTATTTGCTTGCTTCTCGATTTGACCTACCGTTGGTTGGCGTAACTCAATCTGCTGTCCAAAGAAAGTAATTACCTGCGTTTGAACTGTTGCTTGGTCACTATTTAATATAGCATTTCTTAAATCATCTCTTGTAGTCATGGTTCCTATCCTTAGTTAAGTTAGACACCCATTTGCGAAACTGCATCTGAGCGGTAGAGTAATATTATACTGCCGTTGCAGCACCTGTGCCTTGCAGTGAAACAGAAAACTCGTTCATTGCTGTAATACCGCCTGCAAGTGACATATCGGAAACAATTGCAGTACCTGTTAAGCCTGCATTTGAGGTAGTACCACCATCCGGCAAGTATTTTACGTATAAGCTGGTTTCGTTGATATACGCATTGATACAGATTTGAACTGCCATAGAAAGATCAGTGCTGGCAAAGTTCCATCTGAAAGGAGTTAACAGTAGAGTTGAAGAAGGTACGGTTAGATCAAATTTAACTGTTTCGTCCTCTAATGCGCCTACTTTACCGGACTGCTTACGACTGGCTGGTTTAAAGAAACCACGTGCAACAGTTTTACTAGAACCATCAACGTTGATTTCCAAAATTACTTCCGAGCGTGCAAGTAAGGCTGCTCTGTAAGCATTGGTAATAGAGTAGATACCATCAACCTCTAAACTAACAGTTTTCAATCCATAACCAAATATTGATTGACCGCTATTACCTTGAACAGTTGGAATATCAGTCAAATCAATTGGTGACTGGGATTGAGACAGGCTGTATTTCTGGTATGCGGCGAGTTGTGTCATTGGGAAGTATTTACCA